CGCGCAAATTGTCGCACACCTTCACGTACCATCCCGTTCCTACCGGTTCGTCAAGGTCCTTTGCCTCGTCCACCTTCTCCATCATCATTAACAAATGGTCGTCCACGTCGTCTTTGGCAGACTTGAATCGTCCAAGCAGTTCGGCGGCAATGGGACACGGATGCAGTTCGTCCTCTTCTTGCGATGACAGAGGCCGCTCGGACTCTTGCGATATAATTGGACGCGGTTGCCACGGCTCTTCCGGCAATTCCTCCCGCTCCGGACTCTCCGCAATAACAATACTCATTCCGCGAAACACCCAAAGTAACAGTGCCTCCTCGTTGCCGTAGGACATCAACTCGTATTTTTGGTATATTTCCGCGTCTTATATAGCCATCCTTTTTCCATCAGCGGGGACACAGTCACGCGCGGCACGTGCGACGTGCTTCTCTTAAGTGCTACATTAAGTCGTCGCCCACGCCTATTTAAGGGAGCCGGGCCACCGTATCCATCGGTTTAGGCGACAGCAACCAATAATGGGCCGCTATTACACGTGTTGCACGGACGTTGGCAGCCACAGCTGTAATCACAAGTTTTGGTTCGGCATTCAAAACAGCGATGCGCCTCAGCGTTGGTTGAAAGAAGGGTATCACGCGGACGCGTTCTCTTGCCCGTTTGCGGAACCCGATGCCTTTGGCTCTGCCGTCCGCTGGGACGGCGCTGACTGGCCCGACTGGAGCGAACGTGGAGACTGGGACGAACAAAAAAAGACGTGGTCTGGCTGGGACGAGGACGACAACCAAGTCTACGAAGAGCACAAGCTGTGTTATGCTAACACCGACACATTTTGCCAGCCCACCGGTATCGTGTTTCGGTTTGAAGAGGACGAGGTGCCGTGGATTACCGGCGAACTGAAGACCCTTTATGACACCTTTGGCCCGACCGCCCGTGCGTATGTGGACTACTGTCAGCTTGAGGCTTCAGCTTGCTACGACGACTCAACAGTTCGCGTTGAGGATGATAAGGAGTGGACGCGACTGGCTGCAGAGGTGGACGCCGCGTATCCCGATACGAAAGTGCTGGTTGGTCCCTCCCCGCACACCAACATTTGGAGTGATATGGCCGACTGGGTGCTTGGTCGCCACATTGTGGATTTGATGGAGCACTTCAAATGCGGAATTGACTTGGATTGCGAAATTTGATGTAGCATATCTACGAATAAACATTTAATAATAAACCAATATTTACTACTAACACACGATGAACCCGCAGTTCAATTTTGAGAAGATAGGTCGGCCCTTGTGTAAGGTCGTGGGCGGCAAGTTTAACAACCAGACAATTTATTTGCGGGTTGAGGAACCCGATAAACCAAAGCATCCGTTTACCTTTATGGATTTTGCGAAGGCCGGCGACGAAACGGTAAAACTCCAGCAAGTGCCGAACACAAAGGCGGAGCGCGAGATTCTATACATCACGGGGGCGTCCGGCAGCGGCAAATCCACATACACGCGCCGGTATTGCGAGCAGTATAAGAAACGCTGGCCCGAACGCGACATTCTTTTATTTTCGTCTCTGCCCGAAGATGAGAGTTTGGACGCGGTGCAACCGAAGCGTATCGCAATCGACGACCGCTTAATGGAAGAACCCATCACGCCCGAAATGCTGGCCGACAGTCTGGTTATTTTTGACGACGTGGACGTGCTTAGCAACAAGAAATATCGCGACGCGGTGCTGTCAATCGCAAACCAAGTGCTGGAAATTGGTCGTCATTTCAATATCACCGCCATTTTTACAAACCATCTGCCAACCAATCGTGGAGACACGCGGCGCATTTTAAACGAAAGCCATTCCGTTATTTATTTTCCACATTCGGGAACCGCGATGGGAACGAAACGGTTGCTGGAACAGTATGTCGGATTGGACGCTACGATGATGAAGAAAATACGCAAGATGCCGACCCGATGGGCGTGCATTTTTAAGAACTACCCGATGGTGGTAATGACCGAACGCACCATACAACTAGCGAATCAAGATGATAGTAGCGATAGCGATACACCTTCCTAATTGGGAATGTACGGTCACCAGCCACAAATCGGGAACACGGGAACATACGTTTCTGGTCGAGAACGTGGGATGCGTCAAAATGGGTTTATCGCGCAAGTCGGCGAAACACGGGTTTTCAGAAAAAGAGGTAAAAGACGCGTTTCCCCCTTTGCGCCTATAGGGGAAAAGGTATGTTCTCATAGTCCCGTGTTCCCGGCAACGACTGCATCGGGAACATAGGAACAAAGGATAGGGTATAGGCGTTTACTTGTTACCCTACTTCAGTTATATATATATTTATTTTTTATTTTTTTAATTATTATATATTATATAGTAATATATAGTAATGTGAGAACGTGAGAACATCAAACGCCTATACCCCTAACAGCTATGGTCCCGATGTAGCCAGCATCGGGAACACGGGACTATGGGAACATACCTTTTCCTCTATAGACGTAATGTGGGAAACACGGCTTTTTGCGTTTTTTTGCGGACGGCGGTTTTTGGCTGGTGACTGACTCGTCCAAATGTGTTGATACGTCAGTAAGGTTCGGGTTCTTTAGGCGCTTACGCCCAATCAGCGGCAGCAGTATCCAGACTTTCGCCCTTTTAGGCGTGTTAGTAAGTTTCTCTGGGTTTCGTCAGTCCCACGCCACGCATCTTCTTATACCTCGCTTCGGCACCCAAGCGTTTCGGCAGTCCCTTCCACGACTGGTCCAAATGTGCCTCGCGATTCTCGGTATTCATCATCTCGCTCCGCCCACCAGAATATCCGTTGCCGACGTTGGTGGTGTCGTTGTATTCGTCGTGAAAGTTCATAAAACTCGGCGCAGATTTGGGTCTTGCTTGTTTGTGCCGGCCGGCGCCGTCCATATTCTTAAACACGCGGGCGGTGCTCTTTGCAAACTCGGGGCCGCCGTAGTCCGTCCATCTACCTTTGCCCTTTGACGCATCGGAGAATGCTGACAAATCCAATTTACCGGCTGGTGTGGTTGATTTAAATCTACTTGCGGACGGTTTGTCTCTTGCGGCCGGTGGTGGTGGTGGTGGCCGCCTAACAGCAGCACCCGGAGATTTTGCTCGCCGTGACTGAAGTGGTGTGGAAACATTCCAGTTATCCGGCAATTCAAAGTCTTCTTCTGCAAGGTCAGACAATATCTCTTTCTGACTCAACTTTCCCGGTTTATAATTTGGAAATTTTCGTGCAAGATAATCCACTAGTGCTTGTCTGGGGGCGTTTGATGGTTTGAACCGGTCGAACTGTGCTTGATTACGTTGAAGCATTAAATCTTGAGACGAAGAAGGAACAACTGCCCCCGGCGCCGGAGATTCCGGTTTCTTTACTGTTGATAGTAACTGATTTCGAAAAGGAGGACTCAGAGATGATGATGATGATATGTTTGATAACGGAGTTTGAAATGCGGAACTACTGGCGGAAGGCTGGGATAGATTTGCTGACGATGATGGAGATGTGGCGACAGACGTGATTGTGGGGGGAGTGCGGGGAGGGGCCTTGACACTAGACAGCATAGTTCTACTAAGGTTATTCGTCATTTGACTTATATTTTGTAACCATTGCTGCAAGTCTTCGGATTGAGTTTTTTGTTTGCTTTCGTTTAACTGCTGCGCCAAAGCTGTCGCTGTATCGCGTGCCGCAAATAAGGTGCCACGTTTTCTATCAGACAAGCCTTTTGATTGTACCATTTTGCCCCAACTCATAAGCACACGTGCTGCCCTTTGCGCCTCCTTTGCAGCAGATGCCAGCGTCGCACGTCGTTCTGCTGATGCTGCTGTGGTAGCCACCCTTTCCAAATTCTGTGCGGCTTGGCCTCGTCGTCTTTCCGACATTTCTGCGCGCAACGCGGGAATCTCACTACGTTCGTCTTCTCGTAATTGGGCTAATCTTTCTCTTAATCCTTCCGGAACTGGGACGTCTGGTAATTGCGCAGCTGCGACGTTCTCCTCTACGGCACGCCCCGGACCCATCTCTGGCACGGGCAAGTAATCTGGAAGGTCGCCCTCTAACGCTCTTTGTTGTCTTCTCGCAAGCTTGGCTCTGTTGGCAGCAGCTCTGGAAAGGTCAATCATTGGTTGGTCACCGTCTGGACCCATTTGTGGCATAACCGGAGCTGCTGCTGCTGCCGCTGCTGGTTGAACGCCCGGTGGCAAATTGCGCTGCGGTCCAAACGGCACGGGCATATACAGTTTTGATTCTATCATCGTAATAATATTTTTGGTAGGGTCGTTGCTACTCAAGACGTCGTAGTTTGTAATGACGGCCGTATTGTAACGTGACCCAATAACGGCGGCTCTAAAACCCACCAGCCCAGACATCAACTTTTGAGAAATTAATTGGTTCATCTGTTCGGTGTCTTGGTCACTGAGACCAATATTGCGTGGTCCTATCAAAAATGGGTTGGCAATGGAAACAATTTTATTCCACTTCACGCTGAAACTACTTAAGTCGACGGGTTCGTTTAACATATTCTGTGCGATGTTTGCTTGTAGTGTTTGCGCCTCTGTTCCAATATCGGACTCAAACTCAGCCAGAGCTTGCGTTAAATCGTATAAGACGCCTTGAAGCGTCAGTGTGGGAGGAGGCTCGTTGGAATCCATCGCTGTTAGTTGAGACGCCGTTTTCTCATAAACTTTGCGGTTGGCGCGTAAATCTTCGTTATACATCTCACCATTCCAAGCACGGGACAACGAAGGCATCAAATTCTTCCATCCAACACCAAAAGCGGCGCCACCGGTGGGATGCACGGGCGGTCCCGCTCGGTATTTCATCATTTCATAATGCGGCATATTAATATATATCCTATTGGTTATATTTTAATACAATTTCCCACGACTTAATATCCGTGCTCCTTGACATACTTGCTGGCTTCGCCAAGAGAAAGCCCCTTTTCGCGCATAATACGACTGACTGCCGCCCCGCGCGCCGACCGACCGCTGCCGACAGCATTTCTTGATTGTAAATTGGGGATGATTGCGCCGGTGCTGTCGCCGATGAAGTCGCCATCCGCGGCAAAACGACCCGTACCATTACAACACTGACAACACTTTCGACCGCCGATGTTTCCACGCTTATTTGCGTCGGGAACCATCATAGCACCTCCGGCGGGATTACGTGCCAACGGGTCGGCCTCGGACGCCATAACGGCGACGGGACGACTCTGTTTTGCCAAACCGACGCGAAGATTTTGTTGGGGCAACGGCAGCGCACCACCTCGCATACCGGGCTGCTGGTTAACGCTGGGAGGTGGCATCAATCCGCGGGGCTGATTGCGGTTGTCATATCCCGCAAGACTTTCGGTAGTTGGCGCAACGGGAGCATATCCGCCCTTAATGGGGCCTTTGCCGACACCAATAATCTTACGAAGGCCATCAAAGAAGTCTTCAAACCCCAGACTAAAACCACCCTTCATTTTTTTAGAACCTCCGCTGAATGCGGCATCGTGGATTGAGCGGATTTTTTCGTCATCGCTGTCATCACCCGCACCACCACCGCTCATCCCTTTACCTTTTACTTTTGGTTCGCCGGCAAAAAGCGCATCCACACGTTCTCTGCTCTTTTTGTTTCCTCTTTTGCGCAGATTTTGGAGCAACTTTGACAGAGACACCGCGTGGCCCTTCTTGCCGTGGGGAAGCATCTTTCGCAAACCACCGGTAAGTCCTCCGCCAGTAAGACGCTTCTCACGATAATCGTGTACCATTCCGCGCAACTGGTGGAATGTCTCGGGAGCATCGGCGCTGTCATCTTCAGCATCGTCGTCGGCACCTCCGCCGGTCATCGCCGCGTTGTCATACCCGTCGTCGTATTCCTCTTCGTCGTCATCGTAGTCTTGCGCACCACCAACTATTTTGCCGGCACCCAGATTTAACCTCATTCGCTGCAAATACACGTTCCTCGGTGTGATGGTCTGCTGAATGTCTTCTTGCAAAGTCTGGTCTTGCTCCGCAAAAAGACGGCGTGCTGGCACTGGGCGATTGCGGCTAACAGAAACTCCAGACCCATTTAAGCGGTCAATATTGGTAGCGTGGCTACGAATAGCGTTCTTCATTTTGCCAGTCACTATCTGGTTATATTTATCGTCGTATCCAACCATATTTGATGTTTTATATATACATCCAACTATTGTTTAAATGTGTTTGTCGTAAAATGGTATATTACATTTCACCCAAATCGTCCATTGGCGGCGGAACTGGAACAACTATAATGTCCGCACTAACAAAGATGTCGGAGCTGTTGACCCGTATAGGAGTGAGACCGTTGGTAATATTGGGGCGCTTCACGGCGACATCGTTCTTGTACTTTGCGTTAAAATTGAGGATTATGTTTTCGGGAATTAACGGCGCAATTTCTTCCAGATTTTGGATATCCATTTTCACAATATTAAGCATATCTTTAGCGCTGATTCGGTCGACGCGGTGAAGCGCAAGTTCAATCGCGATACGTTTATTGACTTGGGAATATTGAAGGCTCACTATGCGGTGAGTGGCCGTGCGTTGCGACAGTTGAAAGTAGCTGTCTAAACTCTTGATGCATCCAATAATGACGGATGAAAGACCCAGTATAATTTTGTTAGCGGGAGCATCGCCCACGTCAACGCCAGTCACGAAACCAATAGCAGCGGAACCTAGAATGATTGGAATATTTATGACGTTGGACCAGCGACTGAACTGTTCGTGGCACATACGATGGAGTATAGACAGACTTTCCGCCTTTTCCGCCTCTTCTTTTAGCAACTGTTCTAATGTGGCGTCGTAACAAATGACGCTTGTCATTAATAGTGTTGAGTATACAATAGTAATCAACATTATTTTAATATTTTAAGGCTGGTTGTGTTTTAAACGAGACGGTCCGCAAGAAGAAACTTGGCGGAACCTTTGCCGCATCCGTGCATACGGCCGCCGGAACGGCCCATACCAGCGGCATTTTTGAGGTCGTCAGCTTTGCTGATACCGCTTTTCAGTGCGCCGAGAATGCCCGACTGGGGAAGAAGCTGGTCGGCAATCTGACGAATGGGGGATATGACGTTGGCAGCCTTCTTCAACCCGCTCATCAACCCAGACATAATGCCACCGCCGATGAGACGCTTAACTTCGCTGTGATTGACGCTGTCGCTGGATGATGCGGACAACACATCGTCCTTAGTGAGAACACCGGTGTAAGTTGCGCTCTGACCCTTCTCATTCACAAAGATTCCGGTGTTGAGGGTGATGAGAACAAGGTCTGCCGGTGTGTATGAATTAGCAGAATAGTTCTCCAGTTGTAGGGTAAACTGAAGATTGAAGTTTCCGAGCGACCCGGGCGCATAGTAGTCTTCGGTAATTTGAATATGGCGACCCATTTCAAGCATAAGGTAAGAACCAAGAAGGCCTTTCTCAACGTGTCCGGCAAACCCAGCAACAGCGGGAGTACTGCACACACCGTTATATTCATCGAACGTTTGATTGGAACCCGATTCCAAGCTGAAACGGAACAACTCTTCCTTTGTGGCCGACGCCAAAATACCACTCTGGTTGTTGAAGTTGACGGAAATGCTTCTAATAACAGCGCAGCTATCGGTAAAAGTGGTGGTTCTGGTTGATTTAGGGCGGCGAACAAAAATAATCAGTTTGTCGGGAATCTGGTTCAACTGGATTGAGGATGAACTAATAGTGGCGGTGGCGGGAGTAATCGTTCCGGTGCCACCGGTGACGGGCTGGACGGCCGCTGCTGGACCGACAACGCTGGTAATGTAACGGGGCATTTCCCAGTAAGGAACAACGTTGCGGGCAGTAAGCATATCACTTGGTTTGGGCGAAAGAAAGTTGAAGACCAGCTGGCTTGTAGAAGTGCCGAATGCATCGCCGTTGGTGGGAACTCCAACGGTCAAATTGGTATAGAGGGTTGGGTCTGTGGACGTCCGCAGAACACCGGACGAATTCGCAAGATTCAAGTTAAAAACAAAGTTGAGATTTTGAATTCCGTAGAAGCCTTGGCCGTTATAGTCTGGATGACAGTAAAGAAAAGGAGAAACCATCAGAGGCTCCTTAAGGGCTGCGGTAATGTCAAAGGCAATTACCGTTCCCGCAATAATAGCGCCATTAGCAATAGTTCCTCCCGCTTGAAGGTTGTTACCACCGGCCCAGCCACCAAAAGTGGAACCAGCATTCATCAACACACCGTTTAAAGTGTAGTTGTCAATAACGACTCCAGAAGCGCCACCACGAGGGCGAAAAGCCGTATCTTGTCCGACGTTGAAGTAGGAACCGAGCACGTTGCTCATCACAGAAGCGGTAGTATCAGAATAGGTGGCAAAGTTGTCGCCGAGTGTCTGAGCCATATCGTTATAACGAGCAAGCTGGCGGTCATCGCCCATTTTAACCAGAGCGGGAAGCACGTCATTCATATTGATACTGACTGAGTTGTTATTGATGGTAATCTGCTGAGTCGTGCACAAACTGTGAAGAGGCCAAGGTCCAAAAGCGGCATTGGAGCCCCAGCTGATTAAAGGCGTATTAGCAGCAACGGGGGCAGCAAAAGCCGCTCCCGCAGTAAAGGTTACCTTCATTTTCACTACGCTCTCCCAAATGACACGCCTATCAATAATGGTTGTCTCACTAGGAACTTGAATGTTGTAGGTGTGAGATGATGCGTTGGCTGAAATAGCGTTGAACTGCGACACAGTCACATTCTGACCCGACTTGTAGACTGCGAAAGGAATGGTAGGATGGCAATCCAGACGCTCATCGCGGACTAGGACTTTAGAGAACTCACTAGACGACATAGTTATATATGTAGTATAGTATTTATTTTAACTATATTTTTATATCTTTATTAACCGTTAAAGTCTTTTCGGCGGAACATAATTTTAATTTGGGCGTTGCCGTTGCTTCCCAGATATAGAGGCACAAGGTCGCCCAGAACGTTGCGCCAATTGACCGTGATTTGAATAGAACTGAGAGGCTGATTGGAGTTCAAATCAACCAGTCGGTATTCGGCTGTTGGCGTGTAGAGCACAGTTGGACGATATTCTTGCCCGTTGATTAGGTCTACTTCAAAGTCAGTCAGCACGGTCGAAATATTGGAGTTGTTGCCGTTGCTGGAAAAACCGCGCGCTCCACCAACGCTCTCTGGTTGCGACACATTTTCGGGATTGACGGGTAGCAACGATGTTAAAAACACAAGAGCCTTTACGGGGTTCATAGATGGAACCGATGAGTATGATTGAATTGTTTTTAGATACAACCCCGCAGCCGCGCCGGCCCCATATACAGCGGTCGTTTGGTTTTGTATAAATGTATTTAATGCGGCCTCAGTTGAGTTGTAGGTATTGTACCATTGAAACTGATGGTCTCTACCAAAATTGACGGCAGCTGTGTTGTATGCAAAGGGTGTCACTATTGCGGCAAAAGAGTTAAAGAGTTGAAACAGAGCTGAGTTGAACCACACGTTGACTGGAGTGGCGCCATAATCATAAGCAGCGGGTGCCGGTTGATTAGCATAACCAAGCGTTCTAAAAACGCTATCACGGGCCACAAATGTTGCGATGTTTGCTGCTTCATTCCATACAAGATATGGTGCATAATTTTTGGATTCAACGGGGACGGCAGCACCAACAAGGCTGGTATAACAAGTTGAGATTGCTGTGTTAACCATATCAATAAAGGGTTGGACTTGATAGATGTAGTAGTAAGGGTTCTGAAAGTTTTGCGAGCTGACCGTAGGACGGGACAACAAGTTTGTCTGTGGTTCGTAAACTACGTTCTGTTGAAACGGAACACCGCCGTTCAGACTGGGATGTTGCATCGTTACAGTATAAACCGTAACGTTGGCAGCGGTCAACGGCAAAAGCATCTGCGGAATAAGGATAGGCAACGTGTTAGTAGACATAGAAAATCTTACAACCGACAGATGGTAAGCGTCTGGTTCCATAAGATATGGATTGTTGCGGACCTCCACATAATCAACCGGAGTATATTCGGCGTTGCCATCAACACCGGAATTGCGGAAGTTTAAAGTATAATACGCGTGGTCTTGGAGCGTTTGCCCGGACCTAACATAATTGTTTGCGCCACTCATTACGATAATATCTATACATTTATTAGTTTATATATTTTTATTATGTTATAGTTCTAAATAACCAATTTCGGGCACTGTGGGAGGGTGGATTATCTCTGGATTATTCCCTTTGGATTAAATCTGGATTAGCGACACCTATAATCTAGTAATAATAACGTTATTATTACTAGATTATAGGTGTCGCTAATCCAGATTTAATCCAAAGGGCGTCTGTAGCGTATAATCCAACAATAATCTATTGTATAACCAAATATAAACACATATTTATCTCATAATTTAAATGTCACGAGATAAAATTGTGGATTTTTTTGAAGAAGACAATTCTCACGACAGCGTCCCGTTGGCTGACGGATTTGAAGGCGCATTTATAGGAATTGTCCGCTCCTTTAACAGCACCTCCGCATTATACGACTATAGCAAATGTGTATCGGTACTTGTTGAACGTGATGGCCTATTGGAAGAAGATGCAGAGGAGTTTTTGGAATACAATGTGCTTAATGCGTATGTGGGTGAAAACACTCCGTCGTTTTTAATGAAAAAATTTATTGATTCTTAATTAAGAAAGGGACGCGTGTAAAGATAAGAAAACATTTGGTTCATAAAAAGGTTGCGGGCCAACGGTGGGGGAAGATTAGGAGAAGTAGGACAAGTCAGAAATGTAGGGTCTACATAGGCGCAGTCGACCGGAACTGGAACAATTGTCGTCATTCTAAATATGGATGACGGCAAACCCTTCAACTGTGCTCACCTTAAGTAGCCGCCAGAATATCTTAATGTAATACTTAAGATATCTTAATGTAATACTTAAGATATTCCGGCGGCTACTTAAGGTTGGCCTCTCACAGTCTAACTGCAATCACAAATGCTTACTATTGATTCGGTTCTTGGCCTCAACGGTGAAACGGTTTATCTGGTTTCAGATAACGATGAACCCTCTGCCCGCATCTCTGAGACTCTCCCAAAACGACGCCGACTAAAGACTGCTGTGCCATTTTCCCGCCAAGACTACGCTGTCAAACGTGGCAAGGTCACGAAGGCCGGCCTTCGTAGCGAGTGCGCGACTTTGATGGGGGCCTTAAGATTTAAACCGCTTTTTTTGGTACATTACGACCGCCTTGATTACCAGCGCGAGGACTACCCTTGTCCTAAGTATTACAAGACCATCACAGACCTAACGGCTCATCGGAACTTTCTGGAAATGATTACCGAGTTTTACGAGGATTTTGACCGCAACAAAGGGACCAATTTTGCTGTCAACTGGCAGACGCGTAACGGAGCCGTCGTTTTACCATAATTTAATAAACGCACCACAACATTAGGGTTTTTTTACTGTAGGCGGTGCTACACAGTTACGTTTGTTGGAACGGACATAAACAAGAACCGCGTCCAGAAATTCGCGTTCTTGACTCAATTGTCCGGCGGTGGTTTTATAAAGGGCGCTTGCTCTGTCGTATTCAACCACCAACGGTCGGACGTGCTGTGTGGTATCAGTAACATAAGAATTGTAGGTGTTGTAGAACTTTGTTGTGTTTTGAAGTTGTTCTTTCAAATGTGACAGCACCTTAGTCAGCGCTTCCAACTGCTTTTGTTTCAAATCACGTTCGCTTTTTGCTTTATTGACGTAGGCAACCAGCACGTTCTCTTGCTTTGCCAAATCGCCTTTCAAATCGACGACAAACTTCTCTACACGTTTTGCACCATCAGTAAGCGGCACGGCGGTAACGGGCACAGCTGAAACAACGGACGTGGTATTGGGTAATATGACGCATCCGGCCAAAAAACAGAATAATAAAAGCTTCATTTATACAAACATTAATAGTCTTATTTTTAGATAGTTTCCATCCAAAAATAACACAAAAAAAACGGTTCTGAAGATACCGACGATTGGACTTGAACCAACGACCTCGGGGTTATGAGCCCCGCGCGCTCCCTCTGCGCCACATCGGTTACACGACACATACCTTCCTCCCATATATTTATATTGGTTTTTGGTTTTATTAATCAAGGGCCTCTATTTGGTTTCTGAATTTGTGTTCTCCTTTGTGCTGTCAGCGGCAGCGGTGGCCGTGCTAATGGTGGTCCGTCTCTTTGTAACGCGGCTGCGGCATCTTCTAATGCTTGCCGCGCCTCAACGGGAAAAAACAAGTCTCCAGCCCTATCTTCAAACCCTTCAACTTCATCTCCAGTTAAATTGCGGTATCGGAGTCGCAAATGTTCTAACGCGTTTCTACCGTCTGCAGTTTGAGAAACTGGTTGAGTCCGTAAAAAAGTGATAACGCTTTTAACATTTTCTGGGTCTTCAAGTTGGTTTATAACAGCTAACGGAGGAAAGCGTCCATCTCTTATAGGTTGTTCGTAATCAAAAAGAACACGCGCAAGTTCACCGGTATACGGACTTGACCTCATTGGATTTCCTCGTATCCTCCAAACTGGACGTGGCGCAACAGCAACTGCTTCCATACCACCAACGTATTTTTGATTTCCCGCTAAAGGTTCCTTAATGGAGTCGAAAAAATCGCCGTCGCCATAAAACGACCCGCCAATACCGGTAAAATGTTGAGGCTTTTTGGCCGCCGCGGGGACATTCATTCCAAACCCCAACGAACGCATCGCCGGGCGATGCAGCAACCCCGACGCCATTCCGCCTACAAAATTATCCAGCGAATGCGCTTTGAGCGCCGTGTATGCTTGACCGGCGTAAGACTGATTGCCAAGCATCTTTTCCAATTCACCTTGGTTCGTGCGTGTCCGTACCTCTTTGTTGCTCGTGTATTTTCCCATCATACGAAACAGCGGGTCGTCGTCGTTATAGATGCGGCGGTTGTTCGTGCTGCCGTAGAACTCTTTTTGAACGGCGGGATTAAACGTGATGGCTTGCTGGGCCAGCCCCGCCTTCAGCAGCAAATCGCAAATCGCACCGCCTAAGCTGTGGCCCGTTAGGTAGTAGTTATAGGATATGGTGGGATAGAGAGTCTGGAAGTTGTTAATTTCTCTAACGTCATCCAGATAACGGGAGTTGCCGGCCAGATTTTGAAGTCCAATATTAATATCAGCAATTACGTCCGCTTTGTCTGCAGTTCCGCGAACGGCTATAACTATGGTGTTGTCCTTTTTGAAAAACTGGAGCGTGGGTGTGTTCTTTACCAGATGCCAATCCCCGACGTTGGTGTTGGAATTCGCATACGCGGCCTTATTCATTTCATACAGCGTTTTTGTGTCTGGAAGCCCCGGACCAACACGAAAATCGTGAATGGTTTTGGATACGCTGGCTTCGTTCTGGTCGGCGGGGTCTTCACCAGAGGGTTTGAACAGAGCCTCCGAAACCTTATTGACTGCGCCCGTGAACTCGGGTTTGGGTTCAGAGAACACACTCTGTGCCGCGGACGCAATCGCAGAACCCGCCTTTTTCATCCAGTCAAAGAACCCATTGCCTTTTAATTGCTGCGACGTGCTTGGGGTGACTTGTATAAGTTTCATCTTTCCGCCCAGCGACGCGGGTTCTCTGATGTGGAACGTGTGAGGTCGGTCCATCTGCAGTTGTTCGACGACCCCAAGAATCGGTTGCGTATACCCGCTGCTTTGTAGAAAAATGCCGACTTGCTTGGCCGTGCTGTTCGCGATTTGAAGCGAACCGTTGACCCGAATGTCCCATCTGCGGGCACGCGGTTTTGACGCGCGCTGCTTCTTTTGTCTTGGCATAAACGTATATATAATGATTGACGGGATATTTTTAAACAATAACCCGGGTTCTTTATAATGGTATAATGGTATAACTGTAAAAATAATAATAAACATTCGGCACTAACATATATAAAATGACGAGTATTTCTACCGAAACTCAATTTGCCGGGCGGCGCGGTTCGTTTCCGGTTGGCACAGCGGACCCGAACAAGGGTAGTATCGCCTCAATGGAGTCTCCTATTATGCCTATTGTTGCCGGCGTGGTTCAACCCGGATACACGTTGGTAACGAATGATTCGGCGGCGTGCGGGATGAGCTGGCAATTTAACGGAACTAACGGGCAAGGCATTACACGCTATCGGTTTCCCAACAACACGCCAGAGCCATTCCCCAATCCCGCCAGCGCTTCAGCCGCTTACGCTCTTATCGTTCGCGAAGACCAAACCCCTTTCTCAACCGGCTTGATTGACCTCCAAATGCCGGTCCTTGGCATTAGGGGGCAAATCCCACAACATTCTATTCAATCCACCAGTCTTCTCTCTTACACCTTTTTTTTCGACTCCGCAAACTCCGCCATCAACGTTTATAACGACACGACGAAGTCGTGGCAAATGGGTTGGATGCAGTTTAACCCCAGTTCAACATTTGTGGCCGCAGCCGCCCGCAATGGTGTTGCTGTAGACCCGCTGGTTCAATTTCAAAATACGACGTTATTTGTAGCCGGCACTTTTACTTCTTTTACGGGATTGGGAGCGGCAGCACCTACGTCGTGTCCCGGTGGTTTCATTTATATTTATTTGAACGTTGCCGGTGGAGAGTTGGTGCCTCCTACAAGTTTGACTACATACTTAATATATGATATTACCGGCAGCGCTGCAACTTCAAACATTAACATTACGGCGTTGTGTCCCATAAACGACCAAGGCACGGTTAACGGTGCTATTGGCGCGGTCAGAATGGCGTTTGCGACCGGACCAAACAACAGTCTTGCTGGCGGGGTCGGTGGTGCTTCTCGTTGGGGATATATGGTATTTGCCTCCGCTACAGCGGTATTGTATTATACGTCAGATGTTTTGACTGTGTACGGCGGTGGTGGAAATCCAATACCGGGTCTTGTATACGCAGTTCTTGGTGGAGCAATAAATACGATAAGCGTAAATGTTGCAAACACTCTTATTTTTCTGGGTGGAAACTACACGTCCATCAACACCGCCGGCGCGGCGACAACACAAATACTGACAAATACGTTCGTTCAACAAGCGGCCGTCGCGATGCTTTACAACGTTAATAATAACACCTACAGCTGGATTGGAACCAACGCTATATTGTTGGCAAGTTGCGTGCAGTGGACGGGAACCGTCGAACAGAGCAACAGCAGCCCCGATGGGTTCTTTTATTTGTCGGGTTCCTTTCGCTCTCCGAACAACGAAGTTGCCAATTCTACAACAATCGTAAGCAGTTCTCCACCGACACCGGATTTGACGACGGCTAATTATTCAACGGCGAATGCCACGGTTTTTATACAACAATACGCCGGTGCTTACGGAGCTTCTCAAACCACTACTAATCAAACAGTAGGCATTCCGGTAACCGGAAAAGACTTAACCGGATTGTTAAACACCGTGCAAATATTGGTTCCAACAGCTACAAGACTCGCAATAACCGCTGGTGCCGGGCTCATAATGGACTTTCAGCAATCATCTTCGTCACAAATTAATCCACTTCTTGGTATTCTTAATCAAAATTACCCCATTCAAGGCACTACTAACGTTCCGCCGGGCAACTATGTAACGGCTACAGCAAATATACCAAATGTAACTTCGTTTTATTGGTCCTTTTTGTCTGTATATTTTAGCGGGACAGTTGCACCCGCTGGGCCTACAAACATTACTTTAACTGTAAGCAACGGCAGCGGAACTAATTATTTTATACAGAGTTTAAATCTCACGTTTGTTTTAGGTTGGAACACAATACCTCTTTACGGAGGCCCGAGTAGCAACTTAACAAACTCCAATCAACCCTTAAATCCCTTTCCCGCGGGCAGTCCAACACTTATTAATTGGCAATTAAACGTGAATAGCGGGGAAACCCTTGTTCTTGCCACTAATACTAGTTCACTTTCCGGCAATCCAATTTACAATTTTTGCGGTTATGCAATTAATTCAAATGCAAGCCAAATATTAACCAATTCAAGCAGTCCAAATTTTAGTTTTCAAAGCATAACCGCTACCAGTGCCCTTGCCACCTTTGCTAACCTCAATTCAGTCACTCCCTATGTCACAGCTCCGACAGCTATTGTTTGCAGTTACATTCCCATTAATTTTCCCGCTAACGCCCTTTTCTATTTTAACTTTGTGCCGCCTACACCGGTGCCAACACCATACGGCAACAGCGCCGCCGTCTTAGGATTTACGCTAATAAGAGGCGTCCCAGCGCCAGTTATTAATTCCGCGTTTTTTCGCGGGGGTGTGCCATCATTAGTAAAACAAATCCCCCGCCTAACCGGAGGGCCGCCCAATTCGCCCACCTTTTCTGAATACGGACTTAACGTCAACCGCATTTTCAAAATCGGATGGGCTTACAGTGCCACACCAAACGCGCTAGGGTTCGGTGTCTATCAAGGCGACTCACAAGCGATATTGGGCGGATACACCATTATAGCGAACAATTTAGCCCCCGCAATCGCCCAATTATCGTATGGGACTGCTGGAACTCAGTTACAATCAACTACTCTTAACATCAGTTCTACAACTTCTGGAGGGACAAATATTGACGCACAAATGGCGCGAGTAAGAGTTGGCGACGCCATTTTTATTAGTGTAGGTTTTTTCACACAAACCTTTCTAATAACCTTACCTTTACCGGCCTTCCAATCCGGCGCGGGGTCTGGAAGCTGGTGGTTGGTTAATGTATCAAACATTAACGGCCCGGTTGGAGATTTCGCCGGCGCCGTCACCGTTGGCATAGACTTTTTTGGAAATCAAAACACGTCCCCACAGATTTTGGACTCCAATTTGGGTGTTTACCTTTTGGACGGCACTAATCAAAACCAAACGCAAGTTTTAATGTCGTCGTATGTCGCCACGGGCAAGGCGTGGAAGTATCTTGTTGACAACGTTGATAACGCTCTGGACTTCCTCACCAACGTTAGTTTGGCGTCGGCTACCACTCAAGAAACGGTGGGCGCCAGCAGAATTAACTTTAACTCAAACTATTCCAGCGTGCTCTTGGCGCCCAGCGATAGGAACGTCGGCGAATGGATGGTTATTGCCACAGAGGGCAACGTGGGTTTCAGCAAAGTATAGTTACATAAAAAAATCTTAAAGTTATACAAATATATTAATATAATACCCAATATATTAATATGGCGTTCGTGAACAGTGTAAACACTACACGTGATTTCTTAAACGGTGGTGCTCCTCTTTTCTTTGACGTTGCAGCGGGGGCGTCCGGATACGTATTGGCGGTCGATAACGCTACCGCCAGCGGGTTTGGGTTTGTTTCACCGCAGAGTGGTCCAACCGGTGCAACTGGCGCTCCCGGCCAGTCTGCTACATACTACGACTATCAAGCAAATACTCTTATTACCGCCGCACCGGTTCCCAACGGCGATATTGTTTGGGACAACGCAACTCAAGCATCGGCATCCGTGATTTACGTTTCGCACAGAGACTCCAACGGAGCTGATGTGGAAGTGCTGTTGGGAACGCTGACCGCTGGAGACTCATTCATCATTCAAAAAAAAACCAACAGCGCTCAGTATCAACAATGGAGCGTTGTTTCTACAACCGTCAATGCTGGTAATAATGTTGCCTACACGGTTACGAATGTCGCGTCTACATTTTCGTTTGCTGACAACGATAATTTGTTGTTGATTTTACAGCAAGTCGGACCCCAAGGCCCGATAGGACCAACGGGGCCACAAGGAGCAACTGGCCCTACCGGCCCGCAAGGTGCTACTGGTGATACGGGTGCCACTGGTGCCACTGGTGCCACTGGTGCTACTGGTGCTACTGGTGCAACTGGTGCTACTGGTGATACTGGTGCCACCGGCCCCACCGGCCCTATAGGTGCTACCGGCCCTACTGGTCCGCAAGGCATTCAAGGAGCTACCGGAGCAACTGGTGCTACTGGTGATACTGGTGCCACCGGCCCTACCGGCCCTATAGGTGCTACCGGCCCTACTGGTCCGCAAGGCATTCAAGGAGCTACCGGAGCAACTGGTGATACTGGTGCTACCGGCCCTACCGGTCCTATTGGTGCTACCGGCCCTACTGGTCCGCAAGGCATTCAAGGTGCTACTGGTGCCACTGGACCAACTGGTGCTACCGGTGCTACTGGTGCTACCGGCGCTACTGGAGCAACTGGTCCGACTGGTAGTCAATTTGTATCTTATAATTCCGGCACTGTTACATCAGTTGCAGATACTTCTCCAACTTTTGCTCTTACACCACTTGGGTCAACCGATTCAACATACTCAGTTTGGATGTGCACGGCTTTTTGTACCAATGTGGGTAATGGCACCCCTTATGTTATTAATGCCACAATGTCTTATAACGGCAGCAAATGGTTTGGAGCTTCAAACGTTCAAGGTGACTATGGAACCCCCACAAAATTTTATGGCGTTGCTTCATCAAATCTCCTTTATTTTAGTTGCGGTGATTTTGTTACTCTTTATAACTGCCGGTTTTCGTTTGTTCAGCTAACAAATCCTCCTTAGGGGAGCAAAATGAACGCCACGGCCAACATTACCCGGCGGCGACTGGTCTCGTGCCCGTTTGGCTGCTGCTGCTTTTTCTTTTTGTTTTGCTTGGTATTTAGCGTTCGCTTCGGCACGTTTCTGCTTCTTGGCAGCTTCTGTCTCGTCTGCTGCTGCCGTTGTCGGGCGACCCATTTTTACCGCCGGAAAATCCGGTTGGTCTGCCAGTTTGTTTGCGATAAAGTTTACCATACTTCGCATAGTTGCGTCGCTCATTTGAGACAAACTTTGATTATACTGGGGGTTCGCACTAATAACTCCATAGTATTTCCGATTTACAGCTGCTCGAAAATCTTGTTCGCGTTGTTTTTGCCCTCTAGATTGGTTCGCGACAACATCGTTGACCCATTTTTTGGCGTAGGAGTTTAGTTGTTGTGTCGCCGGCAATTCCCCTTTGTAGTCGTCTGACGTAAATACAACTTTTGCGTTGGGTTTCCATTTTGCTACTGCCGTTAATCCGTTGACTTGCGGTAAATTGGCAAAAGTGATGTCTATTAAAGGGTGGAATAACCACTGCGGATTTCGTAGTGCTGCTGCCCGTTCTTGAGGTGTGCTCTGTTCGTATTGCATCATCTGGTTTGTTGCCATATTTAAAATGTCGCTCGCATCGTTTGGAGACACAAAAAGAGTTCTTTCCCCTTCACTTCGTTTCGTCGGAAAAAATGTCCTATATGCAGCTGGATAATCATTCCTCAACCGTTCTTGAATTAAACGTAAAGTATCAGCGTCTATTTCAGATGCCCGTGCGGCCGGCAGAGATTGAGACGGCCGTTCTATGGACTGTTCTATGGACCGGCTTGGACTTGGACTATCAAACAATGAAAATCGCGACGACGATTTTGATGTCGACGGCGAAAATCCCGCCGCCGGAAAAAATTGCGAACTTTGGCTCATATTTTAAGTTTGTATTTATTGTCAATTAATGTTTAAATAAATACAAAGTATATAGAAGTCACAATAACAAGTCGTCATTGTCGTCTTCTTCTGATTCTTCATTCAGTTCTGCGACAGCATCGGGTGCTACAGCGGGGGCGGCTTCATTCAAAGCCATCATCGCAACTTCAACGGCAACATCAATGACCGGCTGACGTGCCAGCACTTCCTCCAGAGTTTCGTTGGAGATGCTCCGCGCTCCAGCCACTAACTCCGCCAGCCCGAACGACCGCCAGCGTGGTCGCGTTTCCGGCGCCAAATACATTTTGTAAAGTGGGCGTGCGTCCGGGCCGTTCATCGTGGTCCAGTGGTACTGAATCGGTGGAAATTCGGGTCGGTAGTAGCGGACTTGATTCTCAAACTTGTCTATGTGGATTTTTAGGGCGCCGCTCATCAACGAATGGCGTTCCCACCTTCCCGGCACATTTTTCATAGTGCCAACAAACATATCGCACGTGTATACCAGCGCTCGTTGCGGGTTCATTTGCTGCGCGGTTGCGCTCCACATACTCTCCCAAAGTCGCGTGGGAATAAAACGGCGCGGAAGCAGTTTGTATCCCTCGGGGTAGTCCAGCGGTCCTTTGTTTATAACTTGCATCACGGAACCTCGGTGGATGTGGTGCAGCGCCATCACCAGCGGAAAATTTACGTCACACCCACGGGCGTTCCATTTGGTCACGCGTTTCTGAAACTGTGGAGACATAAATTCTAAGCGTGCCCGTCCTTCCACGCAAGCAGCGCGTTTCTTATGGCGGTTGAGGGCGTACTCATTATACAGCATCCCCCCACAGTCGGCGCACAGAATATAGTCCGCCAGTTTCTTACACCACCACGAACAGTGGCGAAGTGAGAGGTCGTGCAGTTGCCGGTGGTGTCGCATCCGTTCCCGGTATTGTATAACGACTTGATTGTGGGCTGGACCGAACTGGCCCTTGCGGTCGTTCAGCGCCTTCAGCGTATTCATCGCCAGCAGATAGTCGCCTTCGTTGGGTGGGTCGTCCGCGCTGTTGGCTTCATACTTCTCTATAATGCCTAGCAGCGACCCGAGAAGAGCTGTGATGTCCGTGCTTGGCACCGCTGCGGCCATTTTTGGTCGTGTTCGCCTAATTTCAAAATCCGGCTTTTAAAAACCCCTTAAATAGGCGCCGACGCCCAAATCCGGTCACGCGCGGCACGTGGTCTTAATGGTTACATTAAGATAAAATGTTCCCTATTTATGAGCTGCTCCCATTTGGTAAGGTTCAGTTAATGACAGATATGAACTGGAACTCTCAGTCGCCATCCAGAGCTTGGATAACCGAAGAACCGGAAGAGCCGCAGCTGTGGGACACGTTGGGCGATACAATCCCGTTGCTTGAAACCGACGCCAACCCCACGCCGCCGCCACCTCCACGATGGGTTCCTACCAAAAATTTCGAAATGGATTTGCTGGGCGTTTTAAAAATCATCGTCAAACGAACCCAACGACTGGACGATATTTCCGCGGCAACATACAAGCGCGTTTGTCAGCTCAACGAAGGTGACGCCAACACCCTAAAACGGCAGCTGGACTTGATGAGAGGGACTCTGGCCTCTGACCGCCTCAAATGGGAACTGGAACTCCAGAGCGAGCGTGACCGGTTTAGGTTCAATACGGAGACCTATAACACGATGCACGACAAAACGCTTGCGCAGCTCAAGGCGGCCCGCGAAGAAATCCGACGACTTCAAAATGGGACACCGACCGCCACCCCTACTCCAAAACCCTTTACGCCGGTTGAACGCGCGGTTATGTCGCCGACACAGATGCCACCTCCAAAGCCCCAGACCCCGCCAGTTAAGCGTCCGCGTGAGAAACAGACATTCAAACCCGTTATTCGCCATTTGGAGGACGAGGACGACGACGACTTCTGGGTCTCCAAAATGCCGACCGACCCCGCAAAAATCGTGGATTTCATTAACAGCTCCCTAAACGCCTTCAATCCGAAAAAGTGAGTGAAAGCCGCGTTTCCCACATTGCCTCTATAGGGGTAAAGGTATGTTCCCATAGTCCCGTGTTCCCGGTGCTGGCTACATCGGGAACATAGCTCTTAGGGGTATAGGCGTTTGATGTTCTCACGTTCTCATATAACCGTTTATTACTTATAATAAATAATAATTAATAAAAAAAAAAATAATATATATATAATAGGGTAAATGGGTAATCATAATAAGTAAACGCCTATACCCCCCTTCTTATGTTCCCGACGTAGTCGGTACCGGGAACACGGGACTATGGGAACATACCTTTACCTCTATAGGCGCAAAGGGGGAAACGCGTCTTTTGCATCCTTTTCTGAAAAGTCGGGTCTGGCGCCAGCAACCCAAATGTTCGCCTCCGGCCCATCCCGTGTTCTCGACCCAATCCCTATGTTCCCGTGTTCCCGATTTATGGCTGGTGACCATCACGCGCGGCACGTGCGGATTTGAATGACCGGAGGATTCGGAGGGAGTATATAAGACTTGTTGAAAAATATATAAATCCATCTTCTCATTATTCCATAAATGCAGATAGCGCAAGCCGAAGAGGAACGCCCCAACCCTCGTGTTACACCCGCGCGTCTTGATTGTGTGCTGTTGTCCGGTGGGTTTGGTGAGTGCGTCCACCCAAAAGTGGTGCAAGCGCTGCGTATCAGCGGCCTCATCCCGCGGGACTTTCCGGAGGAAGGCGATGAGAACCTTTTCCTCGGCCAGAAACGCGGCCGTGGGAACTGGCAGAAACCCAATCCCGCGCTGGCGTTTGAGAACTACATTCGCAACATCAATCCGCAAACTGGGTTTATCCAGACACGGCTGTCACCCGCACGCAATCTGGGCGCCGCTGCTGGCGGATTTACTGGTCGCGTCTATGGCAACATTCTCGGCTGCTTGCCCGGTAAAATGAAACGAACTCTGGCCCGTGCGTGGCCCAGCGTTGGGTGGAATGGACTGATTGATTTGGATTTGAAGCACTGTCACCCGTGGCTGCTGCGCGAATATTTGTCGCGGGACCCGGAAATAGTTCCCGGTCAGTATGCGGCACTGTCGTTTGTTGTCGACCAGAGAGAGGCAACTTACGGCGCAGTCTGCCAGACTTACGGTGTGGAACGCAAGGACGCCAAGAATCTTGTTTTGCGAATGTTTTATGGTGGGTCTACCGCCGGGTGGTATGCGGAGATGCGTGGCAAAATGACGAACGCGGCAGTAGGGCTGAACGTGATGCCCGATGCTGTCAAAAACATAGAGCGGGAACTCAAGCAGCACATAGAGTATCTGAAAAAAAAGAATCCGGAACTGTGGGACAATACGCGACGTGCCGAGAACGCCAAAGCCCAAAGAACCGGTATTGGTGCCAACGTTTTAGGCAGTTTCCTTTCTAAATGGGCGTCGTCAAAGGAAACGGAAGTTATGTGTGTGGTGGTTGACGCTCTTCTAACGCAAACGACGGCGTGCAACTACAAAGACCGCAACGTCGTTTGCTACGAGTTCGACGGCGTAAAATTGGTGCGCGACAGTGTGGAGGCGTTTTTGGCAACGCGAGGTTGGAGATTGCCTCAACTACTGGAATGGATGAGCGACGTTGTGTATACGGCCCTACACATTCGCGTCATTTTTGAGGACAAGCCCATAGAAGACTACTACGACATCACCCCTTTTTTGAATGCGCCCGAGAATGTGGTAGATATGTCGCAACTGGACGAGTTCCTATTTGAGCTGGGAAACCCGTCTGTCAGCGAGGGACTGGCATTTTCCAGCCACGGCGGCGTCGCCGACTTTGTTGTCAATCACCGACACCGGGGCGAGTTTATCTACCACACGGACAAATGGTACTGCTGGCACCCCGAGGAACTGAAGTGGATTTGTTCGCCGCACTTTAATCGCCCCGTGTTTTTGCTTGACCGCGCCATTCTGGATGTTGTGCGATATTTACACGACCGCAGAGACGCCATTCTGGCTGCGCTGGGACTGCCGATAGGTGATGCTGTGCTGGCATTCACGGATACTGACTGGATACAAAGTTACGCGATGTATCCGAAGGACTTGCTGAAACCGAAACTGGATAAACTGTTTTCGTTGGCGAAAGCGACGCAGAAGAATCTGGCGAGCGACGGGTTTCACCGCGGCGTGGTGAGTATGTCGCGCACGCTGGCCCACGTAGCCAACCTTCGCTTCAACGAGAACCCGCTACTGCTGGGATTTCCCAACGGCTGTTTTGATTTTGGCAGCGAGGAGCCGACATTTCGTCCGTATGCCAAGGAGGACTATATCAGTATGTCGTGCGGAGTTCAGTATGCCGAGGAAGCGGCCGAACGAACCGAGGTGTTTTTGCGTATTTTGCGCAAAATATTTCGCGACGAGGAAATGCTGGAGTATGTTCTGATGGTGTGTTCGACCGGACTGCTGGGTGTTCCCGTGGAGCATTTCTACGTCTTCAACGGCGGAGGACGGAACGGGAAGGGGCTGCTGAACGAGACGATGGCAGAACTGCTGGGCGTGGACCCCGAGACCGGATACTGCTGCCCCTCATTTTCGCCGTCGCTGCTGTGTTCCAATATGGAGCCCAACAAACCGTATCCCGAGTTGCGCGATTTGGAACGCAAGCGGTACGTGATAGCCAAGGAACCTCCGACGGGCAAGCAGCTCAACAACAGCACGGTTCGCGCCATCACGGGCGGGCAAGGGATTACGGCCCGCCGCCTACACGAGAACACGGCGCCCGTCAATATTGACGCAACGTGGATTATGGAGTGCAACGAGCGTCCCAAGTTTGCGGAGGCGCCCAAGATGGCCGACACCAAACGAATTTTTGATGTCGGTTTTGACAGCACGTTTGTAGAGACCGCCGGTGACGTGAATGAGGAGCAAGGCATCTTTCTTGCGGACCCCACGCTAAAGGCGCCATCATTCAAGCGGGAGATGGCGGTTGCTCTGTTTCATTTGCTGGTCCCACGTGCCAAACGTTTCATTCGCGACGGCTACAAAATCGTCAATGTGCCCGCCGAAGTGCGCCGCCGCACGATGGAGTATGTGAAGCAGTCATACGAAGTTCTGAACGCCTTCAAGATGCTTTACTTTGACGACGCGTCGGTTGCGGAAGCGCTGGTATCATTTGACGACGTGTTGCGGAACATTAAGCGAAGCGAGTTTTGGAACGACTACAGTAAGTCGGAGCGTGGCTACTTTAAAAAGGATGTGTTTACTGCCAACTTTACTGAGGTTGTCCGTTTGGAGTATGGAACGCAGCGCATTCATACCGCCCGAAACCAGCGCACGCAACAGCTGGCCTACTCCGTTCGCGGGTTCTCTCTGTTGAACGTGCAGCAAGTGGACTAGTCACGAGCCGCGCGTGACCGCGCTTTACAATAGTGGCTATATAAGCTGAGCGTTAGTAAAGCCTTTTTTTTACTATGCCCGCAGCGGGATTTCCGTTAGTTTGGGACCGGCCCCGTCACAATATGACGGAAGACATAGCGGCCGAAGCCGGACACGTGGAAGACAGCAGAAAACATCAAATGAAGCGGCAACGCGTGTTTGCCGAGGTGCTGGAAGAAACACACGTTGAACCGCGGGATTTGGAGGCTTTGGATGTAGTGGTTGTGGAGGCAAGCAGCGCCGTATCAAGCGACGAAGAATGCGAACTGTGCCAGTTTAAGGTGTATGCGGTCGAAGTAATTACCACGACGTATTACGTGGTGCGTTGCGACGTAGACGTGGACGTGGATACGGTGGACTACACGCTGAACGAAAACAAACAGCCAAAGCTGTACTATACGACGCGTGCGGGGCGCAAGTCGGCCTTTCATTTGCTGCCCGAAAGCAGTAGACCGGTGTTGGGTGAAATGGAACGTGTGTCTCCGGACGAAGCCGGCATTTCGCCCAAGCAGTATCAACATTTTAACGCTCTAATGGAAACGATGCCACCCGGCAAGCTGGCTTCGCGAATGCCGGGGCTTTGAGATTGAAACGATAAAAGGCGTTAAAAGTAAATGTTGCATTATATCAATAGGATAGAATATCGGTAAAAATGACGCCCCGTGTCACCCGAAAAAGAGCAGCCACCCGCCCCTTATTACGCGGCGACGATGCGGCCATAGATGAATTGATTGAGAAGCCGATGGATGATGGCGAACTATACGCGTCGCTGCCGCGTGGTGTAAAGGTGCTGCGGTATGCGGACTTAAAAAAGTATAGCAGCGTGGACCAGATGCTGCCGCGTGCGCGCGATGCTGCGGTCGTTCTATACGAACAGCAACCAAAGAACGGGCACTGGTGCGCCCTTGCCAAAAACGAGAACGGGTTGTTTTTCTTTGACCCCTACGGCGAAATGCCGGATAAACAACTGGAATACTCTAAGTTTAGTAGGTCGCGAGTATTAGGGTCGGGTGATAAAAGCATTTCGGCGCTGATAGCCACCTCACGGCAACCGAACCGCGTGTTCTACAACCCATACGACTACCAAATGGAGAGTCCAAACGTTAATACGTGCGGGCGTCACTGCGTCAATTTTATCCGGTGCATAATGGACGGCGGGACGCTTGACAGCTACTACGATGAAATGGCGCGGGAAAAAAGAAAGACGGGCCAGAATGCGGACCAAATTGTTACGAAAGAAGTGCCGATTGATTTGCCAGATACATAGGGATTTATTTTATAATAAAAGTATACTTTCATTATTATAAAATGAGCGACGCGTCAAGAGTTTATGCCAACTGGATACGATACAAGGGAAACGACAAGGCTGACATTTACGAGTCGGCAGCCAAAAACAAGAAGTTTGCGGTAGTAACTCCCGCCGGTAAAATTGTCAATTTTGGAATGAAAGGTTCTGAAGATTTTACACAGCACCGAGACGCTGAACGACAAAAGAATTATTTGGCACGGGCAAACGGGATTAAAGGTGATTGGAAAAACAACAAGTACAGCCCAAACAATTTATCAATAAACGTTTTATGGCAGTAATAAATTTATTTATGTGCTGTTATAGGGGAATACCACCGTTAATGTGCGGCCCTTGACCCTTAACCGGGGTGTTCGGCATCTTTACGGTGCGCGGGGACTGAATCGGAGTGCTGTTGCGGGCAATGAATGAGCTAAGGACGTGTAGAGCGGCATTGGCGTTGCGTGAGACGCCGATATCGGCGGCGGTCTGACCGTCCACGGTGGCGGCGCCCCAATTGGCACCCCATTCCAGTAACGCCACTGTGGCTACGGTGTTGTTCCACCACATAGCTTGATGAAGGAAGGTCCAGCGTGATTTTTTCCGAACGTATGCGGCCGCTTGCTGGCAAAGGTGTTGACGCGTAAACGTGTGCGTCGCGAACGTGTTTGTCATTTTTAAAAGGACGTAGGCCTCTTCAATGAGCTCGGTAGAACGCTGGTTGGCCGCCAAGCGTTCACCAAGACACATCGGGCGAAAGTCCGGCTGTCTAAAAATGGTGTGCGTCCTCATTATCGGAGTTGCTTCCTCAAAGTCATCGTCGTCAAGCGCAGCTGCCGGATAAATAACACTAGAAACAGTATCATCATCATAAGACATCGTAAACACAAGAGGTTCCATCGTGAAGAACAAAAGTCGTCGAACTGCGCCTTATATACTGATGACAATATAAATCCGGTCACGTGCAGCACGTGATTAATTTGTGGCTATCCAATGCGAATACAGAGTCACGTCAGCGACTTCTGGGGACGACGTCAGTGCCCGCTCCGTTTCCTCGGCCATAAGTTTAACGGTGGTTGCCAGATGAATAGGGTAGAGTTCTGGCGGCTTTACGTCATTTTCCAAAAACCAGCCACGCAGTTCTGCCGCCATTTCGCTCTCCTCAAGCAGCGTCATACACTCCGGAATATTGGCGCGATGGCGGCGCATAATGTCGCAATATTTTATCCCGTTTTTAGGTGCCAGTGTCTCGTTGCTTTCAGTCAGAATCTCCTTCAAACGGGGCAGAGCGGTTGTATCCACATCGCAGCGACAAAATATTTCGTAGATTTCAGTTTCGTTGGTGGGGTGTGAGGTGGTTCGGCCCTCCAACTGAAACCGGTCGACCCAGAACTCGCTGGCCGGGCTTTCGCAGTCCTTCCAGCAGTGCTTGGTGACGCTCTCCTTATCCGTCAGAGCACATCCGCAGCCCATAGTAAATACCCACCTCATAGCGTAGTCCGCATTCACCAGCTTCACAAAGTGGTCGCCAAACAGCATCGGGCACTCTATAATGGGAGCCGACGTTTTGGGTTTAAAATCGTTGTCGTTAGTAGCCATAGTATGTATTAACGACAAGGATTATTTCTATATTTGTTTTGAACCAGATTATTTAAGAACGTCGTCACGAGCCGCGCGTGACCGTTTTTAGTCGCCCACGCCTATATATAGGGAACAACGTTCCAAGCTTCACGACTTGTATACCGTAGAACCCCGGATATGGCCGAGTTTCCGCGACTGACTGACGAGCAACTGCTGACGTTTATGCTGACTATGTGCCAGCCAGTCATACTGGAATTGCAGCGCCGCAACGGTCGCCCGGGACACGAGCAAACCGGCGCCGTTCGCGAGATGATGGAAACGCTGAGTTTCGGGTCCAAGTTTGATATGAGCGGGAATATTGCGTTGGTGGACCGCACACCCCCGTCATCCGGCGTAATTGTCAAAAAGGACAAGGTCGTCAAAATTAGTGGAGCAGCGGCCAAAACGCGAAAAAAACCCATACGGGCAGAAAGCGACGAATTTGATGACACCCCACCTAGAGACCCCTTTTTGTTTGATAACGGCGAAGGTGTTCGCATTGAAGTCCAAGACGTTCCGGTTGAGGTTGAGTTGCTGTTTAGCGACGAGGCCCTTTCCCGCACTGCCCCCATTGAAATCAAATCCGACAAAAAAAAGAAATAGGGTCACGTGCCGCACGTGATGCTATTCTGATGGGTTGCCTATTTAAGCAAGCGTGCCAAATAGTAAAGATTACAGCCTACAATGCTGCGCGGTTTTCTACTAACACTCTGCCTCACAGCTTTTCAAGGCGTTTTCGGTCAAATCCAGCCACTTTTTGAAGTTCCGCCTTCCGTTTATTGGAGGGGAAATGCGGTCACGTTTTTCAAATACCGTAATGATGCCAACTGCCTCTTGCTTGCCACCAACTCAAGCGTCATAAATGGATACGTCGGATTTGACGAGCAGAATGGATGGTTTGGAGGACTTCAGCAATTTACCGTGAAAACTGACAGTTCAACGTGTCTGAAAGTGCCGAGCAAAAAACTTGGCAACGCCGCCACCACTTGGATACGCTTCGTGTTTCTAGGCAATAACAAAGGTTGTTCAGTAGGATACAATTCCGGCTTTTCCTACAACATCAATTATTACAGCAGTTCGGACTGTCGCGAAGGCACACAGCAAAGCACGGTCAATTTTTGGGACGCCAATGGGAAAATGATACCACGTGAAGACGAGTGTTTTATGGATATGGGTGCTGGCGGTTCGCAATCCGCCATTTACTACCGCACGTTTTGCGATGTTGTTTTACCCAACACGACCACGACCACGACCACGACCAACACCAACGTTTATCCGACCACCCTAGTTACCAACAACGTCACCAACACCATCATTCAAGTCCAAAATCTTACCAACACCATCGTTCAGCGGATGCCGGTGTCGCTCAATTTGGACGAGGTGCTTTCGGTGGTAGTTGATTTAATGAAGCGAAATGCCTCCGCTTTCACGATTTTACCGCGCGATTTTATACCGGCAGCACCAGCATCACCGGTGCCGGTCATAGCCTCATTGATAGCACCAGCGAACCGAAACCAGACTTCGGCGGGAGGAAGCCTCACTCAATCGTCCTATTTGATTGCGATGTCGGTTCTCATTTTCTTTTATGAGGCCGTTTTAATCGGTTTTGATGTAGGTTTTGTTCTGTTGGTCCACGCTATTAGCCATTGCTGCAGCATCCTTTTTCTGCTCCTCCAGAATCTTACCATACTTGTTCGACAGAAAAATATGCCGCAGCAAAGAAGAGCCGACACGTGCGCCAAATACGCGGTTTAGAATGCGGGTGATGCCGTTGATGTTGAACGGCTTGCCGTTTGGCTGTAGTAAAAATGGAACAGCCATCGTCATTGTTTTTGCGCCGCGTTTGCGCGCTGGCAGCGACCACACGCCACGAGCTTCCAGATAGAGTTGAATCAGCGCCATAAGTTCGTTGGGAACGTCTATGGTCTGCGTGCCGTAAGTGGATGCGGTTTTGTAGTTGCGAAAGATAAACTGTTTTTTGGTGAGGTCCAAAACATTTACGTCGTCCGCGGGAAGGGGGTCGCCGCTATGGGACACAACCATATCTATAAAGTCTTTGTTTCTTCGCGGTTTGATGTAGACGTAGAGGGCCAGCACCAAGGCGTCCAGCAATTTATTCAAATCGGCGACCGAGTTTCCCTTGACATCACGGGCTATACCAGCCAGTTCGTCCATTTTGCCTTCAACCGCGTCCCACGTCAGCCAATTCTCTTTCTGTGCTTCCGACTTCTGATTGAGAGAGTCGGTTTCGTCCACACCGCGTTTGACCGCCTTTAAAACGTCATAGTATTTGTTGGTGACGCGGGAAACCGTTTTTGGCAACCCTTGTACCGAATTCAAAACGGAAACGATGCTGATGAGAATGGAGCGCCGAGTGTTGGGTTTGTATCGGTCCAGCTGTTCCAAAACCACCGGCACTTTGGATAAAAACGCGAGGGACGAGAACGGCTTTCCACCGTTCAGTTTTTCCAGAGCGCGCAAGTAGAGGGCAATACTGCTGTCCGCTAAGCCCTTCTTTTTTAGGTCACTGACGACCCGTTGCATAAACGTTTCCATTAGGATTTCTTATAGATTATAATACTATTTTAATCTTTACACTCTTTTATGGCTACAAACTCTTCTGGGATTGGGGCTGCCACCACCCGTCGCACCAGTTCCGCATCCAACGTAAACAGTTTTATATAGTGCTTTTTGTTGCGCTTGAATTCGTCAAACAGTTCAATAGGAACGATGACGCCAAACTGCTTCTTCCAGTTGTGGATGGTGCGCTGCTTGTATACGCGCGCTGCGGCCTCTTCGGGTGTGTGACTGATTCGTTTCATCTTTCGGTGTGTATATATATATTATATGCGCGCTCCGTCTATGCCCTTTTTCTATAAGTAAATACTGGGTTTACTGTCACGAGAGGCACGGGCAGCGTTACAAGAGGTTTGTGGTTAATTCGACTGCTGGCCGTCGGATATGTCATTTTCGCCGAGCAGTTGAAAGACGGCACTCTGAACTGTGGCGCCATTACCCACCAATTCAAAGATGCGGCTGGCTGTGTTGGGGTCAAAAATATCGCGAAACTGCTGAACGATGTTAACCTCTGTGGCAATGACTTCTTGGACGTCCTTGTTGGCCCACATAATGGTAAGCTTGTTGCTGCCGTCGCTGCCCGTGCGCATTTTCCACAGCACCATATTCGTTTTGTCGCGCTTCTTCTCCCCTTCTGGTGTGGCGTATGAGATGGTGGTTTTGGTTCCGAACTGCTCCATCAGCGCAACGATGATGCTAAAGTAGTTTGCAGACACAACGTGATTCTCCAAGCGCTGCTTTTTGGTGGCGGGTTCGTCCGTCTCTATCTCATCCTCCGTCTCTCCGGTTTCAAGGCGTTCACGGTCCCTTCTCTCACCGGGATTATTTTCGCGATTTATGCCGGTGCGGTGCGGAGTGACGTCCCTATTTTTCTTCGTGCTGAAATTGGTGGAATTGCCGCCGTTTGCACCGTACTTCAACCCAAAAATCCCCGCGCTGCCGCCTCCGCCCCCTCCGCCGCCAGTCCCGCTGCCGCCACGAAAACTTTGAACTGCTGCCGATGCCATCTTGTGATGCTTAGACGTCTCCGGCAATGCCTTAAATAGGGGAGAGGTGGGTGCCAATAAATCTTTTAGTCACGAGCGGCACGTGCGCCGTTTCAGCGCAAACCTCCAAACGCCAAGTATATAAGGCCACCAATAACCAAAAAAAACCCCCATCCAAACAAGCACCGGAAAACGGCATCCGTAACCGCCTCACAGCAGTCACAACAACCGTTGCAACATTGATAACACGTGCACGATGCAAAGTAACCCATCTCTGCCGGGGCGGGTTTGGCCGGAAGGCGTGATGGCTGAACCGATAACTCCCCCGACGCCGGGACCGCCATTGGCATCGGCCGAGGTGTGGGGTCGTAACCTAAGGGCGGTATGGTGGTGTCCATTCGTCGTGTGCGGTTGGGCTATGTGCTGTGGCTGATGCGTGTTATAAATACCAAACTACGTCTCCGATTTACCACGTGCCGCGCGTGACGTTACGACTCAAAATCGTGCTCTAATATGTTATATAAGCGCGAACAGATGATGTCTGTGTCGTCATCGTCGGTTGGTTCGCTGTTGAGGCGCTGCCGCATTTGCGTATTGAGTGCCGCGTGGGTTCGCTGTATAAACGCTACGTTTGTTGACAACCGGTCGCCAGATAGATTCTGTTTGACCCAAATCAGCACACGCTGGAGCATATTGGAGGACTGCTGCATTAGCGAGTAGTTTTTTCCGTCGTAGCCGTATACCGCAGCCGCCTCCGACTCCGTAGGTTTGAACGCGTGCGTGCGCGACATCATAGGTCCAAACTGCCGAAATGACGTTGCTTCAGTTGATGCTTCAAGGCGTGTCGGGGTTTGCCAGCGGGTATTTGATTGCCCTAAATCCCTACTGTATTGCGAGTTGCGTGGTGACAGTTCTTCTTCTCCTTCTGTATCCTCTTCTATGGTATCCACGCTATAGTCGTCCAGTTGGTCTACCCAGCGCTGAACGTGCTGCCGGTGGGGCCGCCGATTTTCTTGGAAATACTGCAAAGGCTTTTCCCGTATCTGGAGGCGGAGCGGCAGCTGATGGGATGAGGTTGCGGTCGGGGCAAACGATGACGACGCCAGCGTCTCGGGCTCGGACTCAGTCACCACCGACTGCTCGTCAGCAGCCGCAAATGGACGACCCTCAGATGGACGCGATGTTTCTTGACTTCCCTCCGATTCGGAGCGACACCGTTCGTGTCGTATAACGCCCTCCAGCTGTTCCACACGGTCACCAAGCCGCTCAACCAACTCTCCCAGCCGCCGTGATGCGGCGGTCAGATTGTAGACGCGTTCGGGAGGCAACCCCATCGCTGCCCGTTCCACGTTGTGTCGGTGGCACTGCTTTTTGACGTGCTGGTCCAGCGAATTTTGGCACTGCTTATGCGTTTGATACCGTTTGTAAAAATTAATATTACACGTCTCACACTTGAACCGCTCATTGGGCGGGGCCGGGACTGCTTCTGTCATCGTTGGTAGACCGTTATTTCTATATACTACCCTTTTCCTTTTATTAGATTATTTAATAGAAATCACAAAAAATGAAATAAACGGCGTTTGCTTGTATACTGTATATATAATGAACTCAGTTAGGAACGACAGAGCGGAATACGAGTGGTTGAGGTTTCAGACGTATATGAACCGCATCAACGCCGAGCTGACAGAAATTCGTCTGGCGCAGCTGCGGCTGGAGCTCAACGTCGCCAAGGAGAAACAGATGTTGCTGGAACTGGTAGCGAGCGATTTTGCGTCCAAGGCGCCCACGTGGTCTATGGATTTGATTGACCGCAACTGGGAGGAATTGCGCGGCAAAAAGCAGTTGATTCACGACGCGTCTGTCGTTGTGGAGGCAGCGGAGGCGGCTCTGGTCGACACCAATAAAATACGGTCGTTTTGTTTGCGGGAGGGAGACGAATACCGCAAGACTCATTTGCCTTACGATGGCGAGGTGCTTCCATCGTGGGAACAGTTGTTTCCAGAACCGGTTACTCCGCGTGCAAGCCTTGAACTTGGTACTGACGTCTAAAACGTGCGGTCACGCGACAGAGCAGCGTCATTTGGGCGCCAACGCCTATATTTAATCGCTGTGACGTTTAATCGGGTAATCCCTCTGAGACTACTGTAATAATGATAAAATAGGTGCCCCGGCGACCAAAACGTGTGGTCACGTGACATTATGACCGATTTTGGGTGCCAACGCCTATATTCAAAATACCTTGTTCGGTTTCTGGTTATTAGGCGACTACGCCTATTGCTTACCGTTAAGGTCACCTTCTTTTCTTCCCTTTAGGCGTTTGCACCTAAAAAATCCCAAAAAATTACTGCCATTTCTGGTTTTGGTTGCCGACGCCTATATTCAAAATATCTTGTTTTGTTCTCTTTGGTTGCCGACGCCTAAAACATCGTGTCCCGGGACTTGGCTTTTTTGATTTAGGCGGGAACGCCCAAATAAAAATTACGGCCACTTTTTTTGCCAGTTTTAGGCGGGGGGGCCCATTTCTCTTGCCGCTCCAAATCAGACCGTCGCTCCAGTTTCCCGCCAGATTTGGGCGTCTCAAGTGTGCTAATATATATAGAAAACGGACTTAGAGTGATTTCTATATATAATATTATAACAATTTTTCAGATTTTTGGAATACTAAAATATATCTATGTATAAACGGACGGACGCCACCAAGAAGGACGACATCAAGCACGGTAAGGAGCAAGAGCGACTGCTGGCCCCGCACATCAAAGATTTTTTTGCAGCGGGCAACGGGTTCATCCACAACCCGGATGAGTTTGCCAAGAGCGATTTTTTTGAAGACGACACCGACGGCGTTCACAGAACCACGTGGGAAGTCAAGACACGCGAAGACCTTTCAACCAACCCAAAGATAAGAACTGAGGGCGTGATGATAAATAGGGACAAGTTTGACCACAACAGCTACTGTTTATTCAACTTTTTAGACGCGGTGTATTATTATCAAACCAACGACGCAGAGTGGCCGCATTTTCCCACTCGCGAATTCGCACGGGAACGCGAAGGCGGTAAGTGTGCTAACAATATAGTCTCTTATGTTCCATTCCATTTACTAAAATTTATGCATAGGCACTCGCAACCAAGAGTTGCACGGGGTATGAAAGGTTTGCGGGGCGTGTGCCTTATAAAACTGGAAGACTAACCGAACTACAAAATTGCGAACCGGGTCTCTGTTTCGCAATTTTCTTTTCAATCGACAGACGTATATGAAGCGCGGTGTTGCGACGGGCCAGCACGCGTAAGAGACGCCGCTGTTGCCCGACTTGCGTTTTATATTTCTCGTCAAACTCGTCTCTCAGCGACACCAACCGCGCTTCCGCTGCGCGTGAAAAGCTGCGTTCTTCATCTAACGACATTTGTAGGCACTTGATTCGCCCCAAATTTTTCCTCTCTTCCTTGCGTAAATTATGTTCCAACTCGTAGTTGCGTTTGTAAAGCTGGCGCAGCAACACAATATTCTTGCGGTAGTTGCGCGCCCGAAGGCATCCGTTCTCGTGTTCGCGTATCTGCCTAAACGCCAATTCCATACGGGCCGCACCGTGGTTTGCGTCGCGCAAATTGTCGCACACCTTCACGTACCATCCCGTTCCTACCGGTTCGTCAAGGTCCTTTGCCTCGTCCACCTTCTCCATCATCATTAACAAATGGTCGTCCACGTCGTCTTTGGCAGACTTGAACCGCCCAAGCAGTTCGGCGGCAATGGAACACGGATGCAGTTCGTCCTCTTCTTGCGATGACAGAGGCCGCTCGGACTCTTGCGATATAATTGGACGCGGTTGCCACGGCTCTTCCGGCAATTCCTCCCGC